GGTTTCCGCACCGGCCACCCAAATCGCCTCGAGGGAGTCGGTCAGGTGGTTCTCGGTGAGGGCCGCGCTCGACTTGTCGTAGACGTTGGTCGTGACGCGGGCGAAGATGCCGTCCATCGCGCCGGCGCCGGCGGCGAGGGCGGAGGTCGGCTGAACCTTCTTGCCGTACAGGAGCGTGCGCTCCATGTTCACGGCGAGGGCCTCGAGGTGCTTCGCGATCTCCCGCTCGGTGTCGTTGCCGGCCGCGTACTTCGCGGTGGCAGCGTTCGTGGCGGAAACCTTGATCTCCTCCTCGAAAATCTGCGTGTAGTTGAACACGCCGACCTTCGTGGTGGAGCGGGCCCCGAGAAGATCCTGGCCCTGGGCCAGCGCCGGGGCGATCAGGAGGACGACGGAGCTGTCCGCGTGGACAGCGGCGACCGAGCCGCCCCAGGCGCGGGAGACGGTGATCGAGTCCGAGTCCACGATCGCGGTGACGCGCATGAGCTCGTTGTCGACCTTGATGATGTCCTGCACCCGGAACTTGTACGCCTCGTTCGCGGCCGACAGGTCGAAGCTGACCGGGTCGGACGTGTTGTTGAGGCTGGTGCCGGAGGACTTCACGGCGGAGGCGAGGCCACGGACCTCGTCCTCGAGCCACTCGTGCTTGACGGCCGTGCAGGAGTCACGCAGCGAGTCGCGGCCCACGAGCCGCAGGAGGGGCGTGTCGGTCGGGCGCAGGATGTCCAGCGCCGAACTCATGTCGATCTTCTCGTTGACGGAGTCGCTCCAGGTGAAGCGACCGCCCGAGATGACGGCCATTGGATCTCTCCTTCATTCAGGAGAGGTCCCGGTCCGTGCTCCGCTACTCCGCTGGATTGCCCCTACGCAGGAGGGTGCCGATCCAGCTTTCCAAGCCTCGTGTTCCAGATCCGCGGAGCTCGTCGGGGACCTCTTGGGTTCTCACGACGGGTCCGCCTGTGCGGGTATCGGCATCCATCAGGCCGTAGGACGGCGCGGGCGCGGCGGGTTCCGCGGGCGCTGCCTCCGCTGGCGCAGCTTCGGCGGCCGGGGTGAACGTGCCGAGCACTTCGTACATCTTGTCCACGATCGCCTCGGGGTCATCCGTGCGAAGCATGAACTGGCGAAGCTCTCGGCCCGCCCGGGCCACCTGTCCGTGAACCGTCTCCTGCGCGGTCCAGAGCTGCGTCTCGGCACGCCGGCGGATCTCGATGGTCCGGGGATCGGTGATCCCCTCGAGCTCGGGGTCCGGGATCTCGGCCTTCTCGCGAAGGCCCTTGATCGCGGTCACGAGATCGTCCTCGGATGCGCCAGCCTCGAGCCCCAGCTCTCGGCGCGCAGCGGCCCAACGCTGCGACTTGCGGGTGTACTCAGCCTGGAGGGACCGAAGCTCCGCGTCCTGTGTCGAAGGCTTGGCCGGCGCCTGATCGACGACCGGGGGGACGGGCTGCTCCACCTGTGGCGGAGTCCCTGCCTCGGGCGTTTCGATTGCTGCCTCGGTTGCTTCCGGTGGCACGCGTAACCTCCCTTTCAGAGCGGTTGGTCAGGATCATGCGCCGGGCGGGGGCCCGGCGTCAACGTGGGGTCAGGGCCGCGCCTTCTTGATCGCCTTGATGTTCTTCTCGGTGTAGGGGATCACCGGGGTCTTGTTCTTCATGGCGCCGCTGATCGGGGACGGGATCTTGCCGGTCATCTGGCCGACCGCGCTGTTGATGAACTCCCCGATCTTGCCGGTGCTCCACGGGTCCTGGGCCGGGGTGAGCGGCTTCGACACGGGGCTGGCCTTCGGGGCGACCTTCTTGACCGGCGCTCCCGCCTTGCGAGCGAGGCCCCCCGATCCCTTGGGTGTAGCGATCTTGCTCTTGGGCTTCGCGAGTCGGGAGCCTTTTCCTGGCATGGTGCGCCTCCTAGTTGCCCCGGGTGGGGTTCGTCTCCGGGATCGGCTGGCCGGCCTCGATGAGCGAGTTGCGGATCGCGTCCGCGTTGGCCTGGTCGAGCGCCGACTTGCTGGCCGGCTTGATCGGGATGGTGAGCGGCAGCGTCGTCTCCCCGACATCGCCCACGCCGCCCAGCGGGCCCTCCGCGTTGAACACGCCACCGGCCTTGTTCTCCTCGAAGAACAGGCGCGGCAGGAGCGAGAAGTAGGTGTAGCCGGGGCCGACCGAGAACACGTTGCGCGAGTAGTCGTCGCCGCTCGCCATGTTCAGGGCGATGCGCGTCCACGGGGCGAGGCTCACGCCGATGTCGAACGGGGTGATCGGGAGGAGCATCTGGCCGATGAACAGGAGCGTCTTGTGCTGCTCGAACCACTTGCGGTAGGCGGGGTCGGTGTTGTACCGCTCGATGTGGCGGTCGTGGACGTTGGAGAGGACGACGGCGCCGCCGGCGCCCGTGTCCACCCCGAACGCGCTGTCGAACAGGACGCGGGCGAGCCATTTCGTCGCCTTGATCTGGTAGCTGATCGGCCAGTACAGGAGCGGGTGGTTCAGGAGGCGCTGGAAGTTGCTCCGGTCGGGCTGGCCGTAGAACACGGCGGCCAGGTCGTCGTACATCGAGTTGTTGATCTCGCGGAGGCGCTCGTAGAGGGCCACCACGCGGGGGTCGTTGCGCGACTCCCCGATCGCCCGCTCGATCTCCGGGATGCCCGGGTAGGCGTCCTTCTCGGCCAACTTGGCGGCCTTCTCGGCGCCGAGCTCGTCACCGAACTTGCCCAGGAGCTTCCCGCGCCCGCCGGCTTTGAGCCGGGCCCACGCCCGGGGATCGGTGATGACATCGAAGGCTTGCCAGTCGCGAACGAGCCGGTCGAGCCATTGGTCGGGCGTCTCCCCGAACGTCTTGAGCGTCGAGTTGAGGATCGGATCCTGCTTGGCCCACGCGAGGAGGACGCGCTCGAGCTCCTGCGGCGACTCCTTCTTCATCGCGGCGAGGATGGCGTTGTCCCGGGCCCGGCCGTAGACGCCGATCTCCTCCATCTGCGAGGCCCACCATGCCCAGCCCCGGCGGGCTGCGGCGCGGTCGACCTCGCTCCACATCGGCGGCATGACGGAGGGCCCGGCGGTCGTGCCTTGCATGGTCATCGCTCCGCGGGTTCCGCCCTGCATCTTCGCGAACCGACGGTAGGTGGTGAGCCCGTCGCGGCCGATGAGGAGGGCGTCCGTCTCGATGAACTCGAGGGCGTGCCAGCGGGCGTCGAGGATGAACCGGCCGAAGTTGTAGAGCACGTTCAGGTCGCGCTTGAGCTCGCCGGCGCCCCGGCCGACGGAGCTCCGGTACCAAAGCCGGTCGAGGTCGGTCAGGAGGCCCGGCTTGCTCTGGCGGAGCCACTCGCGGAAGCGGTTGTCCGCGAGGAGCCAGACCCGCTCGATCCCGCCCGGCTGCTGCTCGACCATGTTCCACCACGGCGGGAGCTCGCCGGAGTGGATCGCCTTGAGCGCGTCCCGCGCTTGCTTGTTCCACTCGGCCGGGGACACCGTCGAGAGGCGCCGGTGGATCGGGACCTTGAACGGCCCCATGCCCCAGCCAATCTGCATCCACTCGTGGATCGACGTGATGATCGCCTTCACGTCGCGGTCGATCGCGGCGATGTCGGCGCCGGGTCCGACGATCTCTGCGATCTCGGAGACGAACCGCTCCTTGGCGGCGCGGGCCAGCGCCTTCTCGTGGCGGGGGCCGAAGGCCAGGTCGACCATCTGGACGACGGAGCGGGAGAACCGGGCGTCGGAGATCCGCTTGGGCAGGGTCCGGATCGGGCCCTCGAGGAGATCGTCCCCGAGCCCGGGCACGGTGGCGTTCGCCTGGTCGATCAGATCCTTGAACTCGCCCATGAGGTCGCGGTACTGGATGCGCGGCGTGAGCGGGGCGCGGTCGAACTTGCTCCGGCGGGGCAGGATGCCGAGCTGGTAGCCCGTGAAGCCCTCGATCGGGTCACCGCCGAACGCCTCGATCTTGCCCGCCAGCCGGGCGGCGAGGTCGTCGAGCGCGGCCGGCAGGATGGCGGGGTCGTCGACCACCACCGGCGCCGACTCGCCCCGGGCCCGGCCCTTCGCCACGAGCTCCATCATCCGGTCGCGCCGCGCCTGGGCCGCCGGGGAGCTCTCGCCGCCGGCCTTGCGGAGCGTGTTCTCGCCCAGCTCCATGAGGGCGATCCGGAGCTGCTGCGCCTCGGCCGGGGAGAGGTCGCCGTACATCGCCTTGTCGATCGAGTCGACCGCGGCCATGATCTCGCCCAGCGTGGGCGGCCCGTTGAAGTCCTCCCCGAACGCGAGGCGGATGGCAACGTCGTTCGTGTCCGGGACCTGAGCGAAGCGAGTCCACAGCGCGGCGAGCTCCGGGTCGTTCCACGGGACGCTCGTCGTCTCCGTGAGCGCCCCGGGCGTGTCGGCCTCGTCGATGATCCGCTGGGCCTCGGTCATGCGGCCGATGATCTCGATGCGCTTCTGCTCGAGGCGCTCGATCCGCGCCGCTTCGTCCGGACGGTGGAACTCGAGGTTGCGCGGGCCCTTCGGGTCCGGCGGCGTCGGGACGGCGCCAGCGTGCTCCTTGAGGGCGGCGGTGAGCGGCGCCCGGGCGTCGGAGACGACGACGTGGGCGGGCGAGGAGTCCAGGGCGGCGGCGAGGGCCACGTCGTCGGCCACGGCCTCGGCGTGGGGGATCGACGTGACCTCCTCGAACAAGGGCGGCGGGACGGCCTCCTTGGGCTGCACGTCCACGACCACGGCGTCGGAGCGGGTGAGTCCCTCGAGGTCGGCCAGGTTGTCGACCGTGCCGTCGTCGAGCGTCCGGCCGGGAGCTCCGACCGAGCGGTTGATGACGTTCTGCGCGCCCTCCACGCGCCGAGCCGCGTCGGCGGCGGCGGCGGCGGCGTCGGCCAGCACCGGCGACTCCAGCACGGGCGGGTTGGTGATCCCCGTCTCGCCCATGCGGTCGCCGGAGAGCGGCACGTCGCCCTCGGCGTTGGTGAACGGGCGGATGACCTCGACCTCGCCCAGCCCCATCCCGCCCTTCTTGGCCTCGGCGTCCATGCGACGGCCGTTGATCTCTTTCAGGGCGTTGTTGGCGATCTGCCACTTCGGCAGGGCCGTCGGCGCCCCGAACATCCCCAGGGCGGTCGGGTCCTCGCTGTTCTTGACCGCGTTCGCGTACTCGGTGAAGAACTCGGTGATCTCGGTCTGCGAGCGGGCCGTGTGGAGGACGAGCGCGAGCTCGCGGGCGAAGGCGTCGTCGGCGCTCTCGAACATCCGCGGGCTCGCCAGCACGTCCCGGATCTCGGACGCGGTGAGCGCCTGTCCGCGGAGGTTGATGAGCTGGTCGATGGCCGGCGCCAGCGAGTCACCGATGGCGAGGTTGGGGAAGCGGTTGCCCGTCTCGATGAGGGCGTGGGCCTCGAGGAGAGGCTTGAGCGCCCCCAGGAGCCCGTTCCGGACGCGCCCGACATCGGTGTCGGCCGTCTCGAAGAACTCGGTCACGATCCGGTTCGTCGCCGGGTCGCGCATGAGCTTGCTCATCAGGGCCGCTTGCACGAGGTCGATGCCCTGCTTGTTGAGCCCGCCCTTGGGGGTGAGGTACTGCGCCTGTTCGCGCTGGGTGAGCTTGGACAGGATGCGCTTGGCGAAGCGGATGCCCTCCTCCGTGTCGAGCGCGGAGGCCAGATCCTTCGAGCGCCCGAAGTCGATCGCGCCCACGTCGTTCGGGGTGATCTCCCGCGCCACCCGGGCTGCCGTCTCGGAGATGGACATTCCGCCGGTGGCGACGTTGAGAGCCGCGGCGAGCTGCGCGGAGGCGATGTCGGCCGGGACCTCGCGCACGAGCACGGGCCGCTTCATCCCCGCCACGACGGCCGGGTCGACCCCGAACTCCTCGGCCCGGGCGACGATCGTCTCCTTCATCATCTCGGCCATCGGACCGCCAGCCAGGCGCATCGCCATCGTGCGCCCGTTTCCCGCGATCACGTTCAGATCCGGGTCCGTGACGAGGACGCCCTCGGCGCCCGACTCGGAGCGGAGCATGAGGTCAGTCGACGCCCTGGGCTCGACGCCCATCTGACGAGCCATCTCGACGACCTGTTCGTCGCTCGCCAGCCGGCCGGCGCGGTCACGCGGCTGGAGCTCCGTGCGGTAGCCGGGCTGGTCGGACGAGACGAGCTCGTCCAGCTCGACCACCCGGAAGGTCGCGGGGATGGTCTTGGTTTCGTCGTACGGGTCGGGGAAGCCCGTCTCCTTGCCGCGGCCAGCGAGGAGCGCGTTCTCCGCGGCGTCGGCTGCCTCCTCCGCCTCGCTGGACTTCTTGAGCGCGGCCAGCACTTCGCCCCAGCGCCCGGGCGTCTCGTTGTTGAGCCGCTTCGCCGCGGCGGTCTTGCTCGACCATTGCCGGTACGCCTCGCCCGGCCGGTTCTCGCGCACCTTGCCGCCGGGCAGGAACTCGATGCTCGAGCCGTCAGGGAACTCGACGCTCGTCGCGCCGGCGACGGTCGTGACCTTCGGCCCGGGGACCGCGGGCGCGGGCTCATCCGGGTACTTCGCCAGGGACTCCGCAAGATCCTTCTTGGCCGCCCGGATGGTGCGCTCCATGCTCTTGATCTGAGCGAGGTCGCTGGGCGACTGGCCGTGGACGCTGTTCTTGATCCTCTCGATCTCCTGCTCGTTCGAGGAGATCACTCCATCGAGGCGATCGTGGGCCAACTGGCGCATCGTGGCGTTGCTGGCTTTGATCGGCGGCGGGACCTCGGGCGCGGGCGTTTTCCGCGGCAGGAGCTCGGGGTTGGTGATCGCGAGCGAGCGAGCGTCGCTCACGGCCTTGGTCACGGGCTCCTCGTACGGAGGCTCCTTCTCGAGCCACTTGCGGGCGTCGGCCAGCCGCTTCTGGTTGGCGCGGTTCCAGTAGTACCCGCTCGTGTTTTTGTGCGACTCTCGCCGGTAGCCTTCCTCGAGGTCGATCCCCTCCTTGGTCAACGCCGTGAACTTCGTGAGCGGGACGCCCTCCTTCATTGCTCCGGACAGGGGCTCCGACCCGGTCAGCTTGTCCGTGAGGTCGCGCAGCGGCTCGTCGGGAATGGGGAGTCCGTTCTCCCAGCGAACCTTGACGATGTGCCCGGAGCGGGAACCCCATTGAAGGACCCATGTCGGCTCCCGACCGGACGCGACGAGCGCCGCCTGGGCTTGGGCGATGACCGCTTGGTTGGCCTCCTCGCTCGGGTCGACCCATCGCCCACCGCGCATCTCGTTCGGCCTGGACCGCCCGAAGGTGTACTCGAACGCGGCGGTAATCGCCCGGGTCGAGAGAGCACCCGCATCCTGCTTCGGCACTTCGACGAGCTCGCCGCCCTCGACCGGGCGCACGGTGGTCCCCTCCGGCGTCTCGGCCACGACCTCGGCCATCCGGCCGTCGGGGAGTTCGACGGGCTTGGGAGCCTCCGCGGCGTGGGCTGCCTCGATCGCGTCCACGTCCGCGAACCCGCGCACGTTCTCGAGCGCCTCGCGGTAGCTGTCGGCCTCGACGTGGCCGGTCGGCGTCCCGTCCGGGTCGATGTACCCGCTCATCCACTTCCCGGGGCGACGCACGTCCGGGCCCACGAGGATGCTGCCCTGACCATCGCTCCGTGGGACTTCGATCGGTCGCTCACCGGCCGCGGCCAGCGCGTCGAGCCGGTCGTTCTTCGCCTTCGCGTCCGCGATGAGTGCCTTGAGCCCGTCGGGCTTCATCGCCCCGCCCGACTCGGCCGTGCCGCCCCGGGCGATGCCCTCCTCGACGTTGAGGCGCTGGCCCTCCGCGATGTTCCCGGCGTCGTAGGCCGCCTGAATGGCCGCGCCAGCGGCGGGAACCGGCTCAGGAGCCGCGGGAGCCCCCGGGATGGCGTCCGGTGCCACTTCGCCCGTTCCGGGCGCTGGAGGGGCCTCTGCGGGCGGCGCTCCCGCCCCCGGGGGAGGCTCCGGGGGCGGTGCTGCCGCTGCCCGACCCGCGGGCGTCTTTGGTCGGCCGGTCTGGATGGCCCACGACTCGATGCCCTTCGACGTGGAGAGCTGGTAGGCGCGGGCGAGCCGGGCCTCGGGGTGCGCCAGCCGGTACGCGGCCAGCGCGGCGTCGGCCGCGGCCTTGCCCTCGCCCTTCGGGGCCGCGATCGAAGTGTTGACCGTGTGCCAGCTGATCCGCTCCTGCCAGACTTGCCACTTCCCCGTCTCGGGGTCCTTGTCGATGAACGACGCGATGCCCGGACTGGCCTCGTCGAGCTCGAGCTGCGCGGCCTTCGCCTTGTTCTCCGTGAGCCCCTTGCGCGACGGGGTCGGGTTCCAGTCGACGTTCTCCGGGCCCAGCCCGGCGCGGAGCCGGGCCTCCTCGATGTCGAGCTTCCGGAGCTGGGCGGCGTGGTTCGAGAGGAGGTCCGTGGCGGTGCGCTTCGCCTGGGCGATCCGCGGGGCTGGGCTGGCGACCTTGAACGAGAACCACGGGTCGCCCACGACGGCCTTGATCCAGCGCGGGACACGGTGCGTCGTGCGGGACATCTCCTCCGAGAGCGTCTTGGGCGTCGCCGGCCCGAACGTGTAGACCTCCTCGCCCAGCACCCGGGCCCGGCGCATGAAGTCGTCCACGTCGTTCGCCACGCCGGAGCCCGGCTTCATCGAGAGCCGGTTCGCGTAGCCCTCGACCTGGGCCGCGGCGTCCGCGAGGGTCTGGTTCATGGCGAGCGCCTTGGCCTCGAGGTCGGCCACGTCGGCGGCGGTGAAGTCCCGCGACTCCCCGTTGACCCGGAGGAGGTCGTCGTGGAACAGCTCCGCGCCCGGCTTGCCCATCCGCTCGAGCAGGGCGCGCTCGTCGACGGTGAGCGGCGGGTCCATCGCGAGCCCACGGTCGCGCAGGATGGCGAGCTTCTCCCACACCGGGGCGAGTGGGTCGGACAGGAGCGCGAGGTCCGCGTCGGTCACGTCGGTCACGTCACGGCGGAGGCGGTCGAGGAGCATCGCCGCTTCCTCGAGCACGCCCGCGTTGGCGCCCGGCGGCAGGAGCGTCGGCCGCTCGCGGGTGACGACGGTCTGGAGCGCGACGACCGGGTCATCGAGGAGGGTGTCGAGATCCTTCTCGAAGTATTCGAGGGCCTCGACCATCGTGTTCCGCCAGAACTCGGCCGCGGCCGGCTGGCGAGCGAGGAAGTCGTCGCGGGGTGGCCGCTGGAGGGACTGTGTGGCGCCCGTGATCGCCTCGATGATCGGGGCAGCGCCCGGGCGCCCCTTGATCCGGTTGGCGAACTCCTCGAGGCCGACGATGAGCCCGCCGCGGATCTGCGCGTCGGCCAGCCGCTCCTCGAACACGCTCATCGCGTGGAGGAGGGCGCCGGTGCGGGAGCTCAGGGCCACGGTGAACGGCACATTGCGCTCGGCAGCGTCCCACTTGACGATCGACTCGGGGATGACCGCTCCCTCGGGCGCCGTGTCATCTAGGAACGGCATCAGGTCCTTGACCATGTCCTCGGGCATCCCGGCGGCCTTCGCCATCTCGGGGACCATCTGCGCCTCGATCTGGTCGGCGGTGATCGGCGGGCGCTCGCCCTGCGGGAAGCGCGCCTCCGTGGCCCGCACCGCGTTCTCGGTCTTGAGCTGGGCGCCCATGATCTCCTCGAGCCGCTTCCGGGTCATGCGCGGCGTCCAGCCCTTGCGCGGGCCCGGGCGGAGCTCGGGGTGCAGGACGAGGCTCGGCATCGCGAGGCGGATCATGTTGAGCAACTGCGCGGGCACCGTGTCCTCGGGCTTGAGCCCGCGCTTGTTCATCGTGTCGATCGCCGCCTTCACCCGCGGCGCGTCGATCCGCTCGGCCAGGGCGAGGGTCCAGTCCTCGCGGGCGATCTGGCGCCCTTCGGCCTTGGCCTTGGCGATCGTCTCGACGGCGAACTGGCTCTGCCACGTCCAGCCTCGGAACTGGAGGAAGCTGGTCATCGCGTCGAAGCTGCCGTACATCGGCTCCATGCCGATCTCGCTGGCGTCGCCGCCGCCGTGGTTCCAGTACGTCTCCCGGAACCGCTTGACCAGCCAGCCGGTGTCGCCCTTGACGACGGCGTTCTCGAGGAGCTTGGCCGCGTCTGCGATGTGGGCCGTGACCCACTCGGCGGAGAACGCGGAGATCCCGACCGCCGGGTTGAGGGCCCGGGCGCTGTCGCCGGCCCGGTCCCGGACCTCGGAGAGCGCCTGGTAGAGCAGGGCGTTCCGGAGCTCGTTCACGTCCGAGATCGGCATGGAGCCATCCGGAAGCGGCCGGTCACCGAACACGGCACGGACGGCCTCGGGCTCCCAGCCGATCTTGTTCGTGACCCGGTTGATGATGTCGTCGAGGCTGACCTTGCCGATCCGGGCCAGCGCCGTGCCCGTCCGCAGCGGGATCGGGATGTCCGCGTCGACGCCGGCCACCCGCAGCGCCTCGACCGGGCGCTCGCCCAGGATGATCCGCTTGCTGATCGCATCGGGCAGATGCGAGAGGGCACCCGTCGTGGGGGCATCCCCAACGCCACGCAGCGACACGCCGACCGCGCTCCTGCCCTCGCCCGCGTAGATGTCGCCCTTGAGGATCTCGGGGAGGACCCAGCCCTTCTCGCCGGTGATCGGGTTGGTGCGGCGGAGCGCGTGCGTCCCGAAGCCGTCGATGAGGTTGAGGCCCGGGTTCGTGGAGAGGGGCATCTCCCACAGGAGCTTGTCCAGATGGTCGACCCACGCCTGATTGCCCAGGAGGAGGGCGGTTTCCTTGGCCGCGAGCTCGGCGCCGCGCACGCCCCAGCCCGACAGGGTGATCCCGCTGTTGATCCGCCAGAGCGTGTCGATCCCCTTCACGCCGACCGCGACGCCGCGGCCGACGCCGCCGAGCCCCAGCACCCGCGGCGCCATCGCGGCGCCCTGGAGGCCCTTCACCGCGATGCCCCCGGCGACGAGCATCCCGACCTGGATGCCGAGCTCGAGGACGATGTTGATGCCGGGGTCGGTCGAGAGCGGCTGGCCGCTGGTGAGGAACTGGAGCTCGTCGTCCCCGATGTTCGGGTTCGCCATGATCGTCGACACGATCCGGGGATCGAGGTCATACAGCTTGGCGGCCATGTTCGTCCACGTCTCGCCCTTGGCGACCGCGGCGGCGGCGATGCGCTCCGCCGTGGTGCGGTCCCCGCCGATGAGGTTCGCGGTGATGAACGACGTGACGTTGCCGGTGGTGAGCTGGATCGCGCCCGTCTGCGCGATCTGGCGGAGCTCGGCGCCGCGGTTCCCCGCGTTCGTGTCGCGCCACCACTTCATCGCACCGTCGAACACGCCCCACACCGCGTCTCCGACCGCGTTCGCGCCGTCGATGATCGTGTCGATGGGGGTCTTGTCCTCGTCGGCCGGGCCCGCGACCTGTTCCCCGAACATGGCGCCCGGCTGCTGCTCGTAGCGGCCGGTCCCGGAGGCCACGGAGGAGAGGAGCGCGAGGAGCCCCTCCCGGCCCCAGCTCGCCGCGTTCGCCACGGTGATCGGTGCCGTCGCGATGGGGATGCCGAACGGACCCTCGATCGAGCCTCCCCGCTGCTCGCCGCTGGTGAGCCCGGCGAAGGCGCCGAGCGGCGAGTTGGACACGGCCTCCACGCCCTGCCCGAACAAGGACAGGTTCACCCGCTCCGGGAAGCCGACGGCCGCCTGGTCGGCCACGGCCGCCGGGCCCGCGAAGGCGGCGGAGGGCCGGCCGAGCCGCGGGATGGCGGTCGTGGTGCCCGGCATCGGGCCGTTGTACCGGACCGCGGTGGGGCCCCCCGACGGCTGAACCTCACCCGGGTAGGCACGGGGAACCTCCCGCCAGACGACCTCGGGGGCGGGGTCGTAGCGGAGGCCCCCCGTGCGGCGCCCCGTCGAGGCGAGCGTCGCCCGTGGGGCGCGGATGATCTGCTCGTAGACGGGGCGCCCCATCGAGAGGGCGCGGTCGAGTGCGGCCCCGGCGCCCCGCGGCGCGACCGGCGTGGGCCCGGCGTAGGACTTCTCCGGCGAGTAGCCCGACTCGTCCCAAAAGTCGGTCACTTCGGCACCGGCTTGTAGACCGGCCGCAGGACTGGAGTCTCACGGCTCGGCGTGGGCGGGCGCGGGCTGGGGGTTACTGTCGCGGGCAGATCGTTGATGCGCCCGAGCGGGCCGGTGTAGAGCGGCACCGGCGTTCTGGACCCGGGCGGAGGCGCGGCCGGCGCCCGCGGCTTGATGTCGACTGGCGTGACCGGCCGGATCGTGGGTGTGACCGGCCGCACCGTCGGGCTGATCGTGAAGCCGGTCGCCGGGTTGACGGTGGGCGAGCCCTTCGGGACGAACGTAGCCGGGCCCGGGACGCTGTTGACGGCGGGCACTCCGACCGGAAGCGGACCCGTTCGCAGCTTGGCGGCCCCGATCATGCCCGGGGTGATCGCGCCCTGGAGAGTCGAGGAGCCCAGGATGCCGCGGAGGCGTCCGGCAGCCGACAGGTCCGGGGGCGGGACGTTCATGTCGTCCTCGTACCAGCGGTCGCGGGCGATGCCCCGGTTCGAGGAGCTCGAGGCCGGGACCAGATCGGACTTCCACCGCTTCGAGACGGGGTCGTAGTAGCTGTCCCGGTCGACGTTCCGGGCCCCGCCGGTGCCCCGGGCCCGGGCGAGCCGGGCGGCGCGCTGGGCAACGGTGGCGGCGACTTCGTTGTAGGGCCGCTGGATCATCTCGCCGTTCGTGCCGATCGTGTCTCGGGACTCGCGCTCCGGACGGCCCGTGAGCGGGCGCCAGGTGTCGATCGCTCCGTCGTACCGGGAGATCGTCCAGTCGAAGTCCAGTCCCTTCGCCCCGGTGCCGACCTCCGCGGCGCCCCGGGCGTCGTCGACGCGCCAGAACCGGGTGTACTTCCACATCTCGGCCGGCAGCGGGCCGACCTTGCCGTCGGCGCCGTACATCCCGAGCGAGCCGTCCTCCTGAAAGCCGAAGGTGGCCGACGGCTGCTGGCCGAACCGCGTGGGGAGGTCGGGGTCGAGCATGACCGTGGGCGGGGTGCCGCCCTCGGAGAGTCGAAGCCAGATCGCTCCGGCCGAGCCCGGGGGCTCCACGCTGACCCACGTCGAGTAGCCGCGGGTCCAGCCGCCGGCGCCGTCCGGGATCCAGCCAAAGACCTTCTGCGAGTAGAGCGGGATGCCCTGCCCCGTGGCGAAGCGGAGCCCGCCGGTGCGGGCCGTGTTCGCCGTCTGCGGGCGCGATGGCTGGCCCGGGCCCGCGGAGGTTCTCCGGGGCTCGCGGTCGTTGGGCCCGCCGATGATGACCTTGCCGCCCGAGAACGTGGTGACGACGGCCGTGACGGTCGCGGTGAGCGACTGGCTGGGCCTGAGCCAGAGCTGCGTGTTCTGCTTCGGGGTGCCGGTCTGCTCTCGCTCGAGCGCGGCGTCGAGGCTGGGGTCGTCGTTGTAGGTGATGACCGGGGAGAGCTCGTTCCGGTAGGCGAAGGCCATGACCTCCTGCCCGTTCTCGATCCGGGTGACGGGGGCGAAGTCGGTGGGCCGGTCGAACGGGGTGACGAGCACGGTCTGACCGCCCGCGTTCTGCGTCCAGTAGGCGCCCGTGCCCTTCGCCACGTCGTCGTGGAGCTGCACGTTGCGGACGGCGGGGGTGCCGTCGACGCCCTGGTACTGGTCGTAGGTCAGGACGCCGGTTTCGATCGCCCACATGATCCGGTCGCCGTCCATGTTGAGCGGGTCGTCGGGGTTGAGCGGGTCGGGCTGGAAGGGGGCGATCTTGTCGATGTCGGAGGAGAGCCGGTCGAACTGCTCCGGGGTGAGCGGGGAGGTCATGTTCTCGCGGGACGTGGAGACGATCGACGGGTCGCCCTCGATGCCGCCGGCGTCGCGGATGAGGAGCTGCTGCTGGCGGGTGGCCGCGATGTAGGTCGCGATGTTCCCGGTCAGGAGGGCGTCCTGCTTGTCGCGCTCGAGGGCGGCGAAGCGGTCGCCGTACTCGTCCATGACGAGCCCGCGGTTGAGCCGGGCGAGGGCCTTCTCCTTGGAGAACCGCTCGCCGGCGGCCTGGAGCGCGGCCTTGGCCGTCGGCGCGTTCATCCGCCACGCATCCCACGCCGCGATGCCCGCGGTGAGGAACTGGCGGTGGAGGTCGGGGCTGTACGCGACCTCGAACTCGTTGCCGTTCTTGTCGAGGAACAGCCAGGTCGTCGCGCCGAGCTGCTCCGCCGCGTCGAGGCGGGCCACGTTCTTGTTGAACCACCCGCGCTCGGTCGAGTTGGAGGCGTTGATCGAGAGGGCGGAGAGGATCGAGCCCTTCGGGATCGGGCGCCCGTTCACGTCCTTGGTCGCACCGGCGACGACCTTCCACGGCTCACCCGGGAAGATGACCTTGGCGATGCCCTTGATCGTGCCCTTCGGCTCGCCGTCGCCGCTACCGCCGCCGCCGCCGGACCCGCCCAGCGCCTTGAGGTCGCGGATCGTCGCCGCGATCTGCCGGGCCCGCTGGCTGCCCGGGACCATCGAGCGCATCGTGCTCTCGTAGAACCGGATGAGCTGCCCGACGCTGGCCTTGCCCTTGTTCACGTCGTCGCGCAGCTTGTCCTCCGCCAGCGAGAACCGGGTCATCACGAGACGCTGCTCCGCGTCGGCGCGCTCGCGGGAGCCCGCGGGGGCCTCCTTCACGGCCCGCTCGAGATCCTTGAGGTACTGCGCGTCGGTGATCTTGCCCCGCTGCCAGCGGTCGTAGATGTCGGCGTGGGCCGTCGCGAGCGTGTCGGACCGGATCGCCTTGGTCAGATCCTCGCGCTGGCGGGCGAGGGCTTCGTACTTCGGGGAGCCCGGGACGAGGAGCCCGAGCTGCGCGTCGATCGCGGCGAGGAACTTCTTGCCCTGCGGGTCGCGCCCCTGCTGGTAGTCCTGGGCGAGCACAGCCATGTACTCGTCGTTCTTCCGGCCGACGAGGTCGTCCATCGTCCGCTTCCAGTCGTCGGCGTCCGGGGCCCCGACCGACGCGGTCATGGCGCCCTTGACGTACTCGATGAGCTGGTCGGTGGTGAGGAAGCCGGCGTTGAGCTGCTCCACCATGTCGCCGTAGCGGGTCTGGCGGAGGTCGGCCTGTGAGGAGAGGATGCGGTACTGGAGTTCGCGCTGCTGCTCGTTGTCAGGCGCCATCGAGTTGAGGCGCATCTGGTCGTGAGCGAGGAGCGCCTCCGTCGCGGCGATCCGGGCGGAGGAGCTCGCGGCCACGTTGACCTGGTTGACGAGGGCGTTGCGGGCGATCGTGTACTGCGCGTCCTCGAGCTTGTTCTTGGCCGTGATCCAGCCGATCGAGCCGGTCGTCTCGAGGGACAGGGCCTTCTCGAGCGACGCGAGGTAGGCGGCGTCGGGCACGGTTCCGTTCTGCCAGCCGACCGCGACCGCGTACGCCTCCGTCGCGTTGAGGGACGCGACATCGGTCATCTGGTAGCGGCCGAGCCCGCCGCGGGACGAGCCGAACGGATCGAGGCTTCCGAGCCCGGCGAACGATCCTCCGCGGCTGATGCGGAAGGTGGGCACGGGGGCCTCCTACTTCTTGACGGCCTTGTACTTCGGCGCGGCGGGCTTGGCCGCGTTGACCTTCTTGGCGGCGGTGGCCTTGGCGGCGACGGGAGCCTTCTTCGGGGCAGACTTGATGACGCCGCCACGGCCCTCGTAGAGAGCGGGCTTCCCGACCGTCCCTGCCTGGCGGCCGGACGATACGGTCCTGGTAACGCCCGTGCTTGACGTGACCTTCTGGAAGGACGGGGTGCTTCGCTCCAGCTTGCCCTTCTGGATCGCCGCGAACCGGGCCCGGGCGCTGGCCGTGGTGACGCTGGTCCGCGGGTTCGACTCGTAGAGCGTGCCCGACGGTTGGGGCGAGCCGCCCTCCGAGACGCGACGGTACCCCCCGGAGGGGGTGCGGACGTTGTACGACCCGGGCTGCGTACGCGGGGGCGCTGTCGGCCGCGGGGCCCGGACGGCGGCGGGAGGCGGTGGCGGCTGGGGCGACCGGCGGGACGGAGGCGGCGGGGCGCTACCTCCCGTGCGCCCGGGCGGTGTCACGTCGACGCGATCGGGTGGCGGGAGCTCGCCGGCGCTGCCCGACATATCCGTGAACGGCACGGCGTACGGGTCGTCGCTGTACCCGATGTTGTACCGGGACAGGTCGCCGGAGGCGCGCATCTTTGGGGCCGGAAGCGCGCCCGACTCCCTGCGCGAACGCTGGGCGACGACGGCCTGGACTTCCGACTGGCGGGCCGCGACCGCGGCTTCCTTTTCTTCCTTCGTCGCCATGACGTTCTCCTACATCTGCCCGGTCTGGAGGATCTGGTTGCTGACTTCGCCGTTGCGGAACAGCGTACCCGTGGTGGTCGACCCCGGCGCGACCGGGGTTCCCTCGGAGAGCGCGGACGGGCCCTGCACCCCGGCGTTGCCCGGGGCGCCCGCCATCGTGGGCGGGAGTGCCTGTTCGCCGTTGCCGAGAGCGCCGCCCTGCGCGGCGGCGTTGACGGCAGCTTCGCGGCCGGCGCCGACGGCCTGAGCGGTCGTCGAGAACGATGCCGGGCCTTCCGGCTGGCCCTGCTGCTGGAGCTGCAAGGCGAGGAGCTGGTTCTGGAGGTCGGCGTTCTGCGCGAGGAGGTACGCCTGTCGCTTCTCGGGGTGGAGGAAGATGTCCTGGTACTCCGCGAGCACGCCCTCGAGGGTGTCCTCCGCGGCCTCGTCGCCCATCTCGCGCATCATCATCAGGGTGGTCTGGCCGCCCGCGTCGCGCTTCGTGATCGCGTTCGTCGTGACCTCTTGGAAGTCGCGAGGCTCCATCGGCGGGAACTCCCACCGGAAGTCGTCGAAGTCCTTGTTGTTGTGGTCGCGGAATAGCTGCTTGGCGCCGTCCCAATCGTAGAGGCGGGCGTAGGTGAGGCTCATCCGGAGCCAGCGGTCGAGGCTCTGCTCGTTCCGCATGAGCTTCGGGGCGAGCCGCGCCTCCGTGGCCTTCCACGACGCGGTGAGGGCCCGGCCGGAAGTCTGCGCGTTGGCGATGAGGCCCCAGGTGATCGGGGGCAGCCCGGAGACGCGGTGGAGGAGGTCGGTCAGGATCGTGAAGTGCTGCTGGGTCGGGTACACGTCGATCCGGGTGAGGATCTGCTCGATCCGCTCCTGATCGTTGAGCCCGATGAGCTCGAACGGGCCCGGCATCTCGACCGTCCGGCCGGCGAGGCTGTTGAGGAGCTGGAACCGGGGCGCCGAGTAGTTGCCGATGATGTCGCCCTCCTGCGACAGCCGGCGGTTGAACTCGTCGTTGATGTCGATGACGGAGGCGATGTCGGACCACCCGGACGACCCGCGCTCGTCCGTGTTCTCCCAATAGACGAAGGGAACGTCCTGCCAGCCCACGTAGACCTGGTGGTCGACGATCTTGTCGAACACCCGGGTCGCCATGTGGACTTCGGACTTCCCGATGTTGCCGTCGGACGTGTACTCGCGCTCCACCCACCAGAGCTCCTCGATCCAGACCATCGTCCGGTTCGAGTCGCTCCAGTTTTCGTCGAGCTGCCGGTACTTGCCGTCCTGCGTCCCGACGATGACGCCGCCCTGCACCTTGAGCCCGAGATCGTAGAGCGCGTTGGCCTTGGTCGCGGCCATCTCGTGAACGGCGAGGATCGCCTCGATGTCGTCGGGATCGCGGTCGCTCCAGACCGGGTAGACGGTCGCCGGGTTGCGCAGGATCGTGCTGATGGGCGCCCGCAGCCGGCCGTTGGGGACGACCTTCTGCCACGCGAAGCCGTACAGGTTTTTCCGGCGAACCGCTCGGAAATGCTTGATCGGGAAGTGGTCCCGGCGCATCCACCCGCGGAGGCGGGCGGAGCGGAGGTTGGCCCGCTGGCCCTCGATCCCGGAGAGGAGCCGGTACATCTCACGGTTCTGCGCGGACTCGACCTCGTCGATCGCCGGGACGGGCGGGGCGAGCCGCTCCGGCTCCGCCCGGCCGGTGGGGGGCTTGGCCGCCTCGAGCGAGCTCCAGATGTCGACGACGGCCCGGGAGATCGGGAAGTTGGCCCGGGTCAGGCCGACATCCTCGACCGAGGCTGGGTCGATCCACGCGTCATGCGTCCCGAGGCGCTCGTCGAACTCGGGCGAGTACCAGTTGAGGTACGTCTGGCAGCGGGTCCGGACCCGCTCCGCGTCGCTCTCAAGGAGCGTGCGGAGCTCGTCGATCGCGCCGTGGAGCCGCCGGAGCGCCTGGTCGTCGGTGGGCGCGACGGCGAGCGTCATGTCAGTTGACCAGCTCGAGGCCGATGGAGAACGTGGCGGTGTCGGAGGCGACGACGGCCTTCACCCGGAACCTGGAGGGGATGCCCCATTGGCCGACGCTGTTCGCGACCGCCGTGGCGCCCGGGTAGGAGAGGAGCTGCGTGGTCGCCACCGCGGCGAGCGCCGTGCTCGCGATGAGGGTGTACCACTTCGCGCTCGTGAAGTCGTACCCCTCGAGGGTCACGGTCAGGGTCGCGGTGCCGGTCCGGGTCGTGAAGTCGATGATGAGGTGGGCGCCGTGGAAGCCGTGGCTGTTGTCGTACTCCGGGGAGAGGTAGGTGTTGATCGCCCGGAGTGCCACGGACGCAAGGGCCGTCTGGTGGACGGGGTGCTGGTTCATCGCTTCATCTCCGCCTTCTGTTCGCCATGACGTTGAACTCCGACACCCGCGGGACGCCGGTTCGTAGGATCTGGAGGAACTTCCACAGGTGCCAGGCCAGCATGAGGAGCGTCATGGCCCGGTCCTGCCGCAGCCGCTCGTCGTCGCGGCGGAGCGTGGCGAGCTGGTTGCGCAGCTTCGCCCAATCGCCCGTGGCGGGGAGCGCGAACAGGCCAAAGGGCCCCAGCGGTTCCGGCCACTCCGTCACCCGCCCTGTCTCGTCACGCTTGACCTCGAGCCCATAGGAGAACATCTCCTGCAACGCCTGGATGCCGTACTCCTTGTTGGAGACGTGGGTGACGGCGCGGCCAGCGAAGTTACAGTCGATCGCCGGGAGTCCCGCCGCTCGAGCCGTTCGGAATACAGCAAGGCCGCCCTCCGCCGTCGCGTCGATGATGACTCCGGTCGGGCGGTAAAGGGCAGCCTCGTCGCCAAGATACCCGTGCTGCTCCGCGGGCGTCAAGGAGCGTCGGGATGCAAAGGGCGTCATCCGGACCCCGGTGATCTTGTTCGTGACGCTCGTGTCGGTGTACGGCCAGGGCACCTTGACCGTGATGAGCACGTTCTCGTCGCCGCCGAGCCCGTGGTCGAACGCGAGCCAGGACTGGTGGTGGGCCCGGAACACGGCCCACTCGTTCTCGTCCCGGGGCGGGGGCGGGCGCTCGGGCAGCTCCTTGCGGAAGGCGTTGTCGAGGAGGAACGGCGGGAACAGCTTGCCGGAGCCGACACCGATCTTCCCTTCGACCGAGCGGGTCGCGGCCTCCGTGTTGAGCGAGAGGTCGATCTGGCGCTGGATCGAACGGCTGGACATCGCGAAGTTGACCGAGCGAGCCGCCTTGCGGAAGTTGTGAAGATGCGGCTGCTCGGCGGCCCGGTCCTCGAGCTCCATGAGGACGTACTCGTTGTCCTCCGTCGCCGTCGAGGAGAGGAGGATCGGGCCCTCGAAGTCGGCCACGCGGGGCAGGAAGGTCTGGTCGATGAGGAGCGGGATGTCCTCGATCGGCTGGTGCCGCCCGAACTCGTCCCACGTCGCGCCCCACCACGTCTCCGACTCCAGTCGGCCGGCGCCGTCGTGGGTCGAGAAGTAGTCGATCTTGGCCCCGTTGGCGCACTCCACGAGGAGCTGCTCCTGCCGGGTCTTGGGGTCCTGCGTCGAGATCGCCTTGTAGAACGGCGCCAGCACGGCGCCCCGGGGGCGGTTGGTGATCGGGCTGATCTGCGCCTGATTGCGCCCCGCGAAGATGGCCTCCGCGATCTCCCACCCGCGGGAGGTCAGGCGGGCGGTCGGGGCCGCGTGGAGCCATTGGTAGCGGTAGTCCAGCCAGTCCTCGAGCCGGGCCCGCGACAGGCGCCACTTCCGCCAGACGGCGTACGACTCGACGGCCGTGACGCCGGTGGTCTTGCCGGTCCGATTGGCCCACGCGGCGGTGTGGATGATCGTGCCCACGTCGCCAAAGCGCATGAAGATGTCGCGGGCGAGCTCGTTCTGCGCGTCGTTGACGACGATGCCGAGCCCGTGGAAGCAGAACAGCTCGAACGCCCGGGGATCGGCCGGCGGGAGCGAGAGCCACCGCTTGTGCTTCGCCGGAAGCTGATCGAGGGCGTCGAGGAAGGCGGTCCGGTCAGTCGTCGCGGACGGCATAGGCCCCCCGCTCCGCGTTCAGTTCCGCCTCGAGGAGCTCGACGGGGTAGGCGTCCTCCGCCCGCTCGTTGGTCGGGACGTGCCCGGAGACGAGCCCGAAGATCGCCAGCACGTTGATGTTGGGCCGGCGGTCCTTGAGCCGCAGCGCCTCGCGCTTCTCGACCGCGGTGACGCCCATCTTCGCGACCTGGATGAGATCCCGGGCCTCCATCTCGGGCATCGCCGTCTCGATCTCGACCATCGCTCGGGCCCCCAGGTGGGCGGCGCGCTCGGTCATGGCGTCGAGCCCGATGTCGAACACGTCGACCTCTGTGCCCGACGGCGGAGCCGCGACGGTGGGGATGCGCCAGGTCTGTTCGACGTGGTGCGCGTGGGTCGTGACCGACTTCACGTTGAGCGAGATCGCGTGCTCGAGCCCGGCGAGGACCGCGGCGGCCCGGTAGTCCTTGGCCCGGGGCGCCATCGCGCCCTCCGGCCAGATCGCGGCGCTGATCGCGGTGCGGGCCACGTCCGGAAGGCCGCAGATCCGGCACCCGCCGCGCAGCCGGGCGACGACGACCGTGGTCACTCGGTCACCGCGAGGGCTTGGGCCTCGAAGCGGTGGAGTCGGCACTCGTCTCCCCGGCACTTGTGGCTGATGGGGCAGAACCGGGTGCAGAACTCGAACGCCGCTTGCGCCCACGCTTGAGCGTCTTGCGGGCTGGCAAAGGTCCAGGCGGCGTGTTCGCCTCCCATTCGGGAAGCCAGTCGGGATGGAAGGTCCGGAGCCAGGTCCGTTGCGCCTCTGAGACGATCACCCTCGCTCGCATCATCGGCGGTAGGTGTCGAGGACTCGTCGGAGGATGCTTCGTCCGAAGGGACCTCCACGTCCGGGGCGCGCTCCGCTACGAGGGAGGAGAGCTCTGAGCTCGTCATCGACATCTCGGTCATTCGAGTCCTCCGTCGTCCAGCTCGCTCTCGAGGGCAAAGGCTGAGTCGGCGCCTCCTCCGGCGACGGCTCGTAGACCCGGTCGGCCTCCGCCACCGAGGCCCGCAGACGGGCGAGGTTCGCTTCTTGCTTCGCTCGGTGCAGGGCTACTGACTCCGCCAGGAGCCGGAATGTCTCGGAGGGCGGTTGCAGCAACGATCCGGGCGTAGTCGAACTCTCGTCGTTCGGCACGGTTCAGCTCCCGAGCGAGGAGCTCGACGGTGCCGGGAGCGACGTATCCGGCTCGACCGGCAAGGTAGGCTCCGAGAAGGCCACAAACAGCCCCGAGCACATCGACCCACCAGGGCAGAGGATCGGGTGCCGCGACCGCGCATCCTGCAACGATGAGGAGCACCAGCGGAAGCGCGGATGAGGCGGAAGCACCGATGCGGTGCGGGGTCGAGAGTCGCGGTCTAGCCGGCGTCCGTCCATCGACCATCCTCGCTGTGATCTTCATTTCCCGACCATCCTACTCCCCCGTCCTTAGTCCGGGAAGGTATGCCGGAGGCGGAGCCTGAGCGGGGCGGAGCGGCCCCTTGTAGGTGGGCCGCTCGTCTGCCGTCTGGCATCGCCATCGCGTCAGTCGTCGCATCGGAAGGTCAAAGCGTCCAGGTCTGCCGTTACCGCTCGCTTCCGGGCCCGGGCTTGCGCCCACAGGACGGGGGTTCTCGTGGAGTCTGGAGGGGTCGTTTTTCATCGTCGACCTAGTGGCACCTCGTCCTCAAGTGACGGGTGCGCCGTACTCCGGCCCACTCACGGCGGGGGCTTGCCGTTGAGCGTCGATGCGGGCGACGCCAGCCCTATGCGGAACGGGACCGCCTAGTTGCGGCGGGCACGCTCGGATAGGAGTGCGTCGTGCTGGGGGGTGCCGGGGACGAACCGTTCCACGGGTCCGCTCTCACCGGAGGGTTGCTGGACGATCTTCCGCCCGACGTGGTGGGGGGATCGCCGGCGCAGATCGTGACTCGACAGTCGCGCCGGGTTGGTGGGGATGTCCCTGCTCACGGATCTCCTCTACCTAACAGAGAGGCGAGCGGGGCGGGAGCGGTTAGGTCACTCCCGCCGCCAAGCTCGCTATGAGGGCCGGTTGAACCGTCCCGTCAACATCCTAGAGCCCGTCCATCCAGGATGCAAGGGGAAGCTGCGCGTTCGCTCGCGCCGCGTCGAGGATGCGGGCCTTCTCGTACTTGCTGAGTCCCCGCCAGTCGGTCATCTCGTCGGGGTTGGGCGGCGTGGACACGAACCGCTCGAGCTCCTCGAGGGGCCGGAGGCAGAACTGGCACCGCTCCGGGTGGGTCTTGGTGGGCTTGTTCATGTGCCGGGCGATGAGGCACAGGGAGCCGAGGTAGCGATCGGTGATCTCGCTCACCCGATGAGCCCCAGGACGAAGTAGAGCGCCAGCATCGGGAGGAAGATCCAGAACAGGCCGAACGCGAGGTAGGCCGCGGCCTTGACGAAGTCGGTCAGGACGGTCATTCGACCAGCTCCCCGAGCCCGGCGTCCTCGAGCTTCCGGGCGACGCGCTTCTTGTCGGGGTCGTACTTCATGCCCTCCCCGAAGGGCCCATCGCGGCCGACCAGCATCTTGCTCCAGACCTCCTTGCCTGTCGTCTCTCCGTAGCGGTCGACGAGCGCCTCGTGGAGCGACACGGCCACGGGCGGGAGCTCGTCGGGGACCTTGATCCGTTTCTGGCGCCGGAAGCCTGACCCCGCCCAGGGCGTCTCCTGCACCACCACGCCGACCGAGCGCAGCCCGTGGGACAGGATGATGTCGAAGCGGTTGGCGGCCTCCGGGTAGAGGAACACGTCGACCATCAGACGACGCCCTCGAGATCGCGAGCGGTGACGCCGTACACGTCGCCGGCCAGGTCGTAGGCGACGATGAAGTAGGTCACGCCGGGGACGACGAGGATCTCGTAGTACCCGTAGATGTCGCTCGTGACCGAGGCGTAGAACAGGTTGCTCGTGGAGACGAACACGTCGACCGTCGCGTTGGGGATGATCGCCCCCGTCGAGCTCCGGGTGTAGCCGGCGATCTTGGCGGTGATCCGCGCCCACACGTCGGAGGTCGTGATCGAGTCCGCGAAGCCGCGGACCACGGTCAGGGCCCGGGTCCAGGCGTCGGAGATCCCCACGGCGTCGTCGAACGTCCGGACCGCGATCACCGTCCGGGTCCACGCCGTCGACACGGCCACGGAGTCAGCGAAGGCGCGTGCGAGGGTCCGGGACGCCGCCCAGGCATCGGCCGTGGTGAGCGAGTCCGCGAACGCCCGGGCCCCGGTGAACACCCGCGTCCATGCGTCGCTGCTGGTCACGGCATCAGCGAAGTCGAGCACCTTCTGGCCGAGCTTGAGGAGCTCGAGTGTCGCGCCGGCGGTCACGGAGTCTGCGAAGGACCGCACGGCCGTCAGGACGCGAGCCCACGCCCCTACCACGCTCACGGCGTCCGCGAAGCTGCGGGAAAGTGCAACAACTCGCGTCCAGCTCGTGCTCACCGCGACCGCGTCCGCGAACGCCCGCGGCAGCGTCAGGGCGCGCGACCACGCGGTCGAGACGCTCACGGAGTCAGCCACGGCCCGCGCCAGGGTGAGCGTCCGGGTCCACGCATCGGACGAAGTGACCGCATCCGCGAGGTTGAGGTACTTGATGGTGCCGAGCTTCTCGAGGACGTGGTCGGCAGCGACGGTCAGGGTGTCCGCGAAGGCGCGTGCGAGGGTGGCGACGCGGGTCCACGAGTCGGAGGTCGTGACCGCGTCGGAGAACGCCCGGGCGAACGTGACCACCCGGACCCACGCGCTGCTCACCGTGACGCTGTCAGCGAACGCCCGGGCGAGGGTCGCCACCCGCGTCCAGCTCGTCGCGACGGTCACCGCGTCTGCCCACGCCCGGGCGGCGGAGACGACCCGGCTCCACGCCGTCGAGACGCTCACGCTGTCCGAGAACGCCCGCGAGAGCGTCAGGACGCGCTCCTGCACGCCGACGGCAACCACCGCGTCCGCGAAGGCCATCGCCCGGATCTTGATGGCCGTCCATGCTGTCGAGGCCGTCACGGCGTCCGCGAACCCACGACCCAGCGTGAGCGCACGCGTCCACGCGGTCGAGACGGTGACGGAGTCGGCCGTCGCCCGCGAGAGCGTCGCGACGCGGGTCCACGCCGTCGCCGCCGAAACGGCGTCCGCGAAGGCTCGCGCTGCCGTCAGCGCCCGGCTCCATGCCGTCGAGACGGTGACGCTATCGGCCCATGCCCGCGGCGCCGTCAGGACCCGCGTCCATGCCGTCGCCACCGTCGCCGTGTCGGCCCAAGCGCGGGCGACCGTCAGCGCCCGTCCCCAGCCGTCGCTCGTCGTCACGGAGTCGGAGCAGTTGAACGGCTTTGGCCCGGCCGGCCCCTCGACCGGGATCGACCGGCGGCGCTGTTGCGGTTGCGGTGGGCGCCGGTAGAGGCCCGGCATGGGCTATCCCTCCCGGCTGGCCGTCAGTTCAGTTCCTCGTAGGTCAGCCCGGCGTACCAGTTGCCCAGCGCGGTCGCCGTGCCGATCATGGCGAGGACGACCGCCGTGTCTGCCGGGACGATGATCCGCTCCTCCGGGGTGGGCACCCACAGCCAGCCGGTCAGGTTGTTGAACCCGTCCGCGATGATCGTGGTCTTGGCGCCCGCCGCGTTGGCCGACGCGTCCACGCCCGCCGTGGCCGCCGCGCCCGATCCGCCGCCCGCGATGCCGGAAGCCGCGCCGCCCGCGACGTGGGGTGCCGGGGTCGTGGACGTGTAGGTCCCGAAAGCCGACGCTTGGAGGGCGATCTGGATGCCGAGTTGCTCGCTCGTCTCCGTCGCGCCCTGGGCGCACCACGCCCGCAGGAGCCGGATCATGGAGGCGCGGGTGCCGATCGTGGCAGCCGTGTGGACGATGACCAGATCGGCCGACGCGATGATCGTCTGGTCCTTCATTGCGACCGTGTAGACGGCACCCATGTTGGCCTCCTAGTGGGACAGGAGTTGAGGATAGACCCGGCGGGGGCGAGGGACGGTATCGGCTGCTGCGGCGGGCGTCCACGCCATGTACATCCCCATGAAGCAGACGGACGCCACGCGGTTGGCTGTTTCGGGGCGTCTA